AATACTCTCCTAGAAAACTCAATATTGTATATTAATAAGGCCCTAACTTTAGAACAGTTAGCCGCTTCAGTAGCCCAATCAGACCTAGCCCAAGTAAATTTAGAGAAAGCACAGTTAGATTTAGAACTAGCAAAACAAAAAGCCCAAATTTCTTTAAACTCGATTTATGCTGATACTGAAAAAGCAAGACTACAATCACAACTTTCATACATTTCTGCCGAACAAGCAAAAATAGAGGAACAAGTTTTAGAATATAAACTAGCAAATATTAACGCAACACCGGCTCAAATTGAAGCTGCAAGAACAGAATTTGAAAAGCAGCAAGATATTTTAAGAGTATTAGAAGCTAAAAAATCTGTCGTAGATACTTTTAACAACTCTCTTCAGTCGGGTATAGAGGGGTTGATAGAGGGTACAATGTCACTGAAGGACGCTTTTAAGAATATGGCAGTATCAATTTTAAAAGAGTTATCTTCTATTATAGCCAGAATGTTGGTAATGAGAGCTTTAGGTACTCCCTTTTTTGGGGGTTTTCAAAGTTTTCTTGGGAATGCTGGCGCAACTATTTCTGCAAGAAACGGTGGAGTGTTCTCCAACGGCAAACAGATGAGTTATGACGGTGGAGGTATTGCAAAGGGCTCCACTTCAGGATACCCAGCAATTCTTCACGGCACGGAAGCAGTAGTTCCACTTCCAGACGGAAAATCAATACCAGTTGCAATGCAAGGCGGGGCAAATACAAATAATGTGACTGTAAATGTGTCAATGGATGGTAGTTCCTCTTCACAAGCTGAAGGAAATTCTCAGCAAGGTTTAAATATTGGAAGAGTTATTGCCGGAGCAGTTCAGGAAGAGTTACAAAGACAGAAAAGACCGGGAGGCATTCTTAGCCCCTATGGAGCGGCATAATGGCACTAGGATTTAATGTAGGAGGGGCTACGGGAAATGTAGTTCCTGATAGAAATATAGGAAAAAGTTCTCAACCAAATGTTTATAAAATAGAATTTGGAGACGGATATGAGCAAAGACTTCAAAGAGGTATAAACAGTGTTAAAGAAACATATCAAGTTTCTTTTAACAATAGACCAAATCAAGAGATAGACGATATTATAGATTTTTTAGACACTAATAAGGGAGTAACTTCTTTTAATTTTACAATTCCTAACGGTTCTGGAGAACAAACTGTAAAAGTAGTTTGTGAAGATTATAGCCAGACTTATTTCAACACAGAAGTTAATTCTTGTTCAGCCACTTTAAGAAGAGTATATGAAGCATGACAAATGAAGCTATACAAGATGCTCAGAAGCAGGATCCTGGTTCCGCTTTAGTAATACTTTATGAATTAGAGTATAACTCTGTCGGAGACAAATTATATTTTTCTCCCTCTGGCTTAAATGATGATGTTGTTTCAGAGATTCAATTTAGAGATTCTGCTGGAGTCGCACAAACTTACGTGCCTTTTCCTATAAGTGCCGAAGGTTTTGATATATCTTCAGACGGTTCTTATAGTAGACCCTCCGTAAAAATAGCAAATTTAGAAAACACTATAAGAACAGTTATTAATTCTGATTTTGAAAGCCTTATAGGAAGAAGACTGACTAGAAGAACAACCTTTCAAAGATATTTAGTGGGAGAACCCGGAGACTCTAATCCTCCGGTAGAGCTACCAAAACAAGTATATATTATAGATAGAATTAAAAGCAAGAACGTTCTTCAGGTTGAGTTTGAGCTTTCGACTCCTTTCGATCTCGCAGGAATTCAGTTACCCAGGAGAGTTATTGTAGGAGGAGCATGTCCTTTTAAATATAAGGCTGCACAGACCTCCATAGATTTTCATGATAGAGTAGGTGGTTGTGACTGGGAAGCAAAATTTAGAAAAACTAACGATAGCTTGTTTATGACAAGAAATGACGAATATATTTTACCGCCTACCGTAACTTTTACAGCCTGGGCGGGAACAGCCACCGCTGGCGATTATTATTCTACTGTAGACATAACTCCGGAAGGCTTTTATAAGGTAACCTCATCAGGAGTTTTACAAGCCGCAAATAGAACAAATTATTGGCAAGCTTTAACAGCTACAACCAGTACTCCTTCAGATTCTGATAAAACTAATTGGAGAAGAGTTTGGGGTTACCAAACATATTCTTCTTCAGGACAGTATGACGCCTATAAGGACAGCAGATTCAATGAATATGTTTTAGAGAGCGGAGAATTGTGGCAAGTAAAGATTTCTCAGGATTCAAATAATCATCAGGCCAGAGAAGAAGGGCCGTATTGGACCGGAGGAGATGTATGTGGAAAAACTCTTGCTTCTTGCAGGCTAAGGTTTTATGCGAAGCAACAAACTTCTCCTGCTGGGGGAGTGGAAGTTTCTCCAAATAAAAGTCAAGTTTCATTACCTTTTGGAGGTTTCCCTGGTTCCTTACAAAAACGATAAAGAGATAGTTGAATATTTTGTAGAAAAATTTCCAGAAGAAGGATGTGGTATTCTTCTGAATAAGCGAGGAAAACTTTACTGGATTCCCTGCGAGAATAAGTCAGATAATCCTACCGAAGATTTTTATATAGATCCAAAAGAATATATAAAGGCAGGACTATCTGGAGATATATACGCTATAGTACACAGCCATCCAGAAGGGAGCGAAGAGCCTAGCGAGGCAGACATTCAGACTAGTAATTTTTTAGGTATACCCTATCATATATATTCTTTGGAAACAATGAAAAAATATGAGCATATTCCTGAGCAATTAAAATCCCCTCTATTGGGAAGAGAGTACTTATTCGGAAAGTATGACTGTTATTCTTTAGTTCGAGACTATTACTCTGACTTAGGTATAACTCTTCCATCAATCCCTTTTGAAGATGATTGGTGGTTAAAAGGGTTAAATTATTTTGATGATTTATTTGATGCTTTTGGTTTTGTAGAGGTAGAGCAGCCAAGAGAGCACGATGGAATTATTTTTCAAGTATATTGTGAAGTTCCCAACCATTGTGGAATTTATTTAAAAGAAGATATTTTTATGCACCATGCAGTATATAGACTTTCTTGCCGAGAGTCTCTCTACTCCGGGTATAGACAACATGTCAAAAGGTTTGTAAGATGCAAAGAGTTTATTTAAACGGAGGAATTTCTCAGTTCGGAGACTATTGGGAAACTCAGTGTAAAACTATTAGAGATATTTTTAAACTTATTGAGTGTCAAACCCCGGGGTTTAGAAAATATATAATAGATGCTGCAGAAAATGGCGTTGGATTTGAAATTCGAAGAGGATCAGAAATCTTATCTGAAGAGCCTGAACTTCTTTTAAGTCTTAATGACGAGGATATTGTAATTACAGAGGTTCCTTCAGGATCAAAAAGTGGAGGAGCCAAAATTTTAGCTGCTTTAGCTATTGCTGCTCTATTTTTTATTCCAGGCAGTCCATTAGCCCTACAAGCAGCAGGAACTACTGTAACAGGGACTACAGCAGGAACAGGAACTTTAGCGGGTGTACAGCTAGGAGGCGTACAGGCTGCAGGTTATGCCGCATTAACCACTCCTCAGTTAATTGCGGCTTCCGTCGCCGTAAACTTAGCTTTGACAGGCATCTCACAAATAATGATGCCAGGACCAGAAGTTGATGCGGGAACGGATGAAAGTTATCTATTCGATGGACCCACTAATAGCATTACCCAAGGCTTGCCTGTCCCCGTCGCCTATGGGGAGTTGGTAGTTGGCGGCGCTCCAATATCGCAATATTATCAGCCTTCCGGGAAACAGGGAGGAGTTTTCAGTGGTTCAGGGTATGTTACAGACGGTTCCTCGGCTTTAGCAAATCTCTATATACCAGGACTTTCTTTTGTAAATAATTATGGGTTAGATGGAAAGACTGACGAAGATGAGTACGGGAGATAATTAATGGCATTTTTTAATACTACCAGAAGACAAGCAGGAACTCTATACGATTTAATTGCCCAAGGGGAAATTGAAGGGGTAGTAGGAGGATATGCCGGAGTTTATTTTAATGGAACCTCTCTAGTAGATGAAGATACTGCAGGCTCTATAGCGCCAAAGTATGGTTCAGGCACTATAGCTAATAGTGGTCCGGGTGGCGTTGCCCAAATAACAAGCTACGGAAAACTCTTTGATGGAGTCGATGTAGTTAATGGGGACAGATATGTTCTT